GGAAACAGAAATGCCCCATGTTCACCCAAGACCTATATACGCCGCAGCGCCCCCGCTAGTCAACCCCATAATTAGAGAGACACTATATGTCCCGTGACGCCGCATTGAACAAAGCACGTATGCGCTCCTCACTCGATCGAGTTAAGGGCTACCTGCTCGACGACACGCTCAAGGGCGTGGTCATCATCGCCTTTACTGGGGGCAAGGACTTCGATTGGGCCGACGCCCACGTCGATCCGCATAGCGACCCGGATGGAAACGCCGAGATCCACATCATCGGCTCTGTGCCCGGTGACCCGGCTGAGCTGCTCCAGCAGTTTTCTGACGACGCCGAGGCCCACATACACGGCGGGTTCTTCACCCGCATCATTCGCAAGTGGCGGCGCCGCTTGTTTGTTCACTAAGGAGAAGAACAATGACTAAGACCAAGACAACCAGTAAACTGGACGAGACCCTCGCCGAACGGGGCGAGTCTTACGGGAGCTTCGCAGCTAATTCCGAGGTTGCGGTTAGAATAAAGGAGGCCTGCTGGCCCACTGCGCTGGAGAACCCTAAGTTCCTGCGCTTGTCGTATGCGGATAGAGCCGTGGTGTTGAACGCCCTTGATATGATTGCAGCTAAAATCTCTCGCCTGGTGACCGGCGACCCACTGCACAAGGACTCCTGGCAAGACATCTCCGGTTACGCCGAGCTGGTCGTGCGCCATATCGAGGAGAAAGAGAGTGGAGAGTGACAACTCCGTTGGTCTCACAGTTCGGGATCTCCGACTGGAGGCGGGGTTGACTCAGGTCAGCCTCGCAGAGACCCTGGGTATCACCCAGGGTGCAGTCTCACACATTGAGACCGGGCGCATGCGCCTCACACGAGCAAGAGCTGAGGTCTTGGCCCAGCTGTTTGCTACTACCCCCGACGACATCTACACAGGAGAGGTATGGGCTAAGCCCATAGAGAAGACACATGGCTGACATTAAAGGCAGAGAGATTAAGGTCCACGAGCACGGATTCGTGCGTGTCGTGGACACCATGGGAGACGACGCTGCGATCGTGCAGGCGGCGCGCGTGTCATACGGAGAAGGGACAAAAGAGGTATCTTCAGACCAGGGTCTGATTAACTACCTGATGAAGTACAAGCACACGAGTCCGTTCGAGATGTGCGAGATCAAAACGCATGTGAAGATGCCGATTTTTGTGGCCCGGCAGTGGATCAGGCACCGCACGGCTAACGTGAATGAGATCAGCGGACGTTACTCGGTCCTTGCGAATGAGTTCTATATGCCAGATACGTGGTATAGCCAGTCAGCAGACAACAAGCAGGGGAGCGGAGAGGCGTTGGAGGGGCAGGTCCATATAACGGATAGTTATAATAGGGCTGTCGGGGAAGCACTCGGCTGGTATGATTTGGCGGTAACCTCCGCGGGTAACCCAAAAAACAACATGGCGAGAGAACAAGCCCGCTTCGTCCTTCCGCTCAGCACATACACTGAGATGTATTGGAAGATCGACCTACATAACCTCTTTCACTTCATCAAGCTCCGAGACCACGCTCACGCCCAGAAAGAGATCCGCGACTACGCCGTCGCGCTGTCAGATTTTGTAGCCGCTTGGTGCCCTATGGCGTACGCAGCCTGGGTTGAGTACCAGCGAGACGCTGTGACCCTGTCTAAGAGCCAGATGGAGGCACTTAAAGCCGCAGTGAAGTACCTGGAGCTGCTGCAGCCGGCGTATTCTCTGGGGGATAACCCGGATAGTATGTCATCATATTTCAAATCCAAAGCGCCGGGGTTGTCTCGTCGTGACTTACAAGAACTAGAGGAGTTGTTCGTATGAGTGAGGGCAAGATTGTATCGCTGTTTGGGGAGAACCCCCCAAATACCCAGGACGTCTCCGTGGAGCAAACACTATCTGATGCAGCTAAGATGGGATTTGAGGACGTGCTGGTCATTGGCTACGTCCCTGTAGATGGCGGACATCGACTGCAGTATCTCGCAAGCAGTATGACTAAGGCGGACATCGTGTGGATCCTTGAGTCCGTGAAGTATGGCCTTATGCAGGGGGAGTTCTCATGACATTGCTTGTTGACCACGAGATCCGCCGCCTTGCCCAGCGCGGCATGCTCAAAGACTTCGCAGAGGAGCAGTACGCGCAGCTGCCCATCTCTGCTGGGGTATCGACGGTTGGGTATGACGCACGGCTGTCGCCCGTTGCCTACGTCGTCAAGGACGTCATAATGGAGGACGACTTGACGCGCATCGTAGACCCGGCCAGTTTTTCTACCCACCCACTCCCCCTTGAGCGGGCGAAGCTTCATCAGTTTGACGCGGAGGAGGCGAAGACGCATCCGCTCGGCCATCAATCGTACTTTTTGCTCGAAGGGTTTGGGTTTATGCTCGGCCATACGGTTGAGACATTTGACATGCCACATAACGTCGCCGCGGTGTGTAATGGCAAGTCAACCTACGCCCGATGCGGTATCCATGTGAACGTCACTCCCATTGAGCCTGGGTGGGCTGGGCAGGTAACGCTGGAAATCCACAACCATACGCCCTATAGTGTGCGTATATACCCATGGCGGGGTATTTGCCAGTTTCAGTTCACGCGTACAGCTCAACCCGAGCTCACGTACGATGCCAAGAAGGGTAAGTATCAGGGCCAGATGGGCGTAACTGTTGCGAGACCGTAGATGGCGCTAACCACTGAGCCAGACCTGGACATCCCACTGCCGAATAAGACCGGCAGTGGGCATTATTATAAGGTAGGACCGGGCCTCGATGACTTTAGCGATCGCGTTGCAGCCGCGGCAAAGACCGCGGAGTTGTTGGGCAGGAACGGCTTGCCTATGCCGCTGGACGAGGGCGACCTCGATCCTGTAGCCACGCTCGTCATGTCCTACGCCGAAAGTCCCATAGAGACGACAAAAGAAGCCACGGTGAAGCGCGTGGCAGCGCTCAAGCCCCAGCAGTTGCTGTTTGCAGACAAGCTCCTCAAAGAATGGGGCCATAGCGTCGTTGAGAGCGCTACTCAGGTGCGTCACCTGATTATGAACAAGCTCCTGCACGAGACGGAGCACGAGGATGCCCGGATACGGCTACGCGCGCTTGAACTCCTGGGTAAGATTTCCGACGTTGGGCTGTTTTCAGAGCGGGTTGAAATAACGCACACCCACCAGACCGCCGATGACTTACGTGCGAGCCTGCGAGAGAAGTTAAACAGGCTCGTTATAGTGCAGCAGGACGCCCCTGCGGAGATCGACGACGCCGAATTTGATGTAGATGAGGCCTTTGGGAGTGGTAACAGTGAGTAAAAACGACCTGAAGTTCACTAGAGCGGAGATCAACCTGCTCCTGCAGAACCTCGACCATCTGTCAGACTATGAAGTACAGTCATTAAACGCCAGTTTGGAAGAACTTGACCGTCAAGAATATGTAGAAAGCTGTCAAAACGACTTGATTGCGTTCGCTAAGCATATGCAGGATGATTATATGGTGGGAAAGCACCATAGAATATTGGCTGACCGGTTAATGGCGGTGGAACGCGGGGAAAAGGATCGGGTTTGTGTTAACCTTCCTCCGAGACACGGTAAAAGTGCCCTGACTTCGTTGCTATATCCGGCGTGGTTTATTGGCAAAAATCCCAAGAAAAGCATTATTATGGTCTCACACACCGCAGACTTAGCGGTGGATTTCGGTCGTAAGGTGCGCAATATAATCGCAAGCCCAAAGTATGCGGAGATTTTTCCCGATGTATCGCTCGCGTCAGACTCTAAATCATCTGGTCGCTGGAATACTAATCACGGTGGGGAGTTTTTTGCTTGTGGCGTTGGCTCTGCTCTGGCTGGCCGTGGCGCTGATTTGCTACTCGTCGACGATCCCCATGCACTTGAAGTAAATACGCCTATACCCACTCCCAACGGCTTCGTGCCTATTAAGGATCTGAAGGTCGGAGACTTCGTATATGGTCCTGACGGGGAGCCCACCGAAGTAGTTGGCAAGTCTCAGGTCTGGAATGACCGGGAGCTATATAGTGTTATTACCAGTGACGGGGAAGAAATACTCTGCGACGCGCAGCATTTATGGGGAGTAAACTCCAATACTACTGTGAGTGATGCTAAGGTTTACAACTTTACTTCCGAGTATCTGTTTAACTGGCCTAAACCTAACCGGCCAATAATCCCTCGCCATTTGCCTGTGGAGTACCCAGAGCGTGATTTGCCGATTGACCCGTGGGTCTTGGGTATGTGGTTAGGAGACGGTACAGCGTCTAGCGGGAGGTTTACCGCGCACCCGGATGACCAAGAGTATGTAAAGGCGGAGCTACAGTCCGCAGGATACGAGATAGGGCCCAACACTAAGGACGGGTTCACCTTCACGGTGTATGGCCTACGCCCGCAGCTCCGCGAGTTGGGGGTTCTCAATAACAAACACATTCCAGAGCAGTACCGTATCGCTTCCGTGGATCAGCGTATGGCGCTCTTACAGGGGTTGATGGATGCTGACGGCACAGTTACCCCCGCGTCGCAGGCGGTATTTTGCAATACTAACCGCGGTATTGTTGAAGGGGTCAAAGAGATACTGCACTCCTTGGGGGTTAAAGCCACGGTGCGGTCGCACATAGACACGCGGGGGCGCTGGGGGACGGCTAAGCCACTTTACCGCGTGGCCTTCAGACTTGCGGACTGCGCGCGCATGCCGCGCAAAGCGCGGTACACTCGGACTCCGACGGATAAGCGTTCACGTAGCATTTCTTCCGAGCCGACAGGGCGCACCGGCGCCGTACAGTGCATATCCGTCGCCCGGGCGGACGGCCTGTTTCTTGCCGGACGCGGGTATGTCGTGACCCACAATTCAGAACAAGACTTGCTTGCGGGTAATTTCGCCGCCCTGGAGACGGCCTACGCGTGGTTTGCGTACGGGGCTCGGACCCGATTGATGAAAAACGGGCGCATCGCGCTCATCCACACCCGTTGGCATCAGGCGGATTTGACTGGAAAAGTGGTCGCCGCAATGACGCGAGACTCAGAGGCGGACCAATACGAGGTAACAGAGTTCCCCGCGATCTTAGAAGTGGACGACGGCGAGGGTGGGATTATAGAGAAAGCCCTGTGGCCGGAGTTTTTCCCGCTCAAAGAGCTGAAGCGTACCAAGGCCTCGATGCCGTTGTTTCAATGGA